ATCAATCCAATTAGGGTTGCCACCCGGAACAATCTCGCTCCAGACTAGTACATTTCCTACTCCGCCAGTGGCACTTACCCCTGTTATATAAACATTAGCCAGTGCTGTTTGTGTTGTTTCACCTAGTGCTGTAGTGCCCTGTACCCCAGTTACGTCTACATTCTGCTGTAGTAGGACTGTTACATTGCCGAGGGAAGAGTTTGTTTGTACGCCAACCTCGGTAACAGTGGCATCCCCTGTTACCCCGATTATACCCAGTGCTGAGTTGGTTTGGAGTCCTACAAGCACAACTCCAGTAGTTTCTACAACTCGGGCTTCGCCTGTTTGCCCTAGGGCTTGGACCCCAGTTGGGTTGACCGTAGCGGAAGCCTGTATCGTGGCTGTACCCACATATCCGTCAGAGGCGTTACCCAGTACACTAACTGCACCCGCTTCGCCCGTAACCGCTACGTTACCTAGAGCAAAAGTAGACTGAACCCCCGTAAGGACAACAACTGCACCCGCCGCTACCTGAACTGAGCCTACTACGCCTGTAGTAGCAAGACCTAAGCCTCCGCCCCACGCACCTTGGCCCCACGAACCACGCCCCCATACGCCTAAGCGAACAGTTGCATCAACGCCTTCTCCCCAAGAGCCTGAACTCCAAGTATTTCGACCCCAGCCGTCAGTCATCTATTAAGCTAGACGGATGATTGCATTACTAGAATCTGCCGCTGGGAAGACAATGGTAAAGTCACCCGCAGTTGATGTTTTATCTGCACCAAAATCAAGTACTGCTACAGCAGGGTTAGTGCCGCCGTTTGCTAAGTAGATCAAAGCGCCACGAGCAGTAATAGTCGCATCCGCCCAAGTAGTATCCGCGAAATCCAAAAACGCGGTTGTGCCTGTAGACGCTGGATTAGTGGATATAGTTAGCGTATTACCCGCAGCAACGTAGTTAGTACCTGTGACTTCGTTAGTTGTTGCATACGCAGTAGTCGTTGCCCCTAGGGTTGCGCTAGATGTATACAGTGCAATCTTAAACGTCTGTGCTGTACCTGCGCTAAAGTCAAAGTCGCCACCAAGAAGCTCTACTTTGAAGGACGTTGCCATTGCTTGTGATATCGCCATTTTTCTTTCCTCTAAGGCATAACGCCCAATTTAATTTGGTTATGCTACTGGGATTCTTACTTGCCCAGAGCGGTACATATCTTCACGCATCTTACCATCCCCAAGGTTGCGGAGCAGTAATAACGCTTGGGTAAACATTTTCTCGTAAAGCGCAAGCATATCAGGCTCACCCTTCATAAAACGAATTGCTTGTACTAAGGCCCCGTTAAGCAGAGCAGAGTCAAACTCATCCCCTAGCCATGTGGTCCCCGCGGTTACAATAGTCTCAGGGTAGTACCCGTAGTGTAGCTCCACAGCATAAGCAGCATCTGGAGTCGGGCCTAGTATAAAAGAGGTATCACTAAACACGGCATAGTGCTTGGGTTTGCCAGTGCTAGTAGGGTTTGGATACGCCTGCCGCACGAAGTTTACATCTTTGTTTAACAGGTACTCATAGTTACCCGTAGCGTCAATAACGGCAAGTGAGAACGTGTAGAGAAAATCTGTAGGGTAAATAAGGTAGCTATTACCCACCCCAAGCGCCCCTGTCTGGTTACGGCGCAAAGCGGGTATCTGAACAGTATTATATACGAACTGCTCCGCCTGCTTAACAAACATGGCAAGCTGGTCTTCTGTAAAAGTCTGCTCACAGATATCCTGAATATTTACTTTAAGCTCAGTATAATTCACCAGCTACTCCCTAACCCATTGGCCCACGAGCCATAGTACCCTTAGTAGCGGCACCTGTACCGCGTATCTTTACACCGGCAGTCTTTAAATTGGCCGGGGGTTGGTTGCAGGTATCCACTTTATAGACAGTAGGCACATCAAGGAAGTCAATTATCTTAGGTGTTTTTACTGTTGATCTAGATTTGTTCTTCATTTTAGCATCCTATTCTGTAGTTACTGTAACATTACCCACAGTACCTTTGGCTTCTAAGTTATCTGGGGTTACCCCAAAAGGGTCGTTTAAACCCACCGGATTCCAACCCCACTGTATGTTCACACTACTAAACTCACCTGAAGGTACTAGGCTTCTGTCAGGTCTTGGATTACGTATCGCTTGCGGGTCATCTACTGGAAACCTACCTAGCATTAGCTGAGGTTGATCTGGGCTCCAACATTCAGGGCACGCTTTTGTCTGCGTTACGGTTCCTGCTACTACTAAGTTCTTTAACTGTTTTAGCTTGTACTCAAACCCGCACACATCACACATTGCAAGGGCTATCTTATTTGAGGCAAACCTAGTGGTCATGCTTAATACCCACTTATTCTAGGGACTAGCCGTAGAGTTGCTTTTTCTCTGTCTTCCCCAGCCGCTAGTTCCCACTGACGCTCATACTCAGCCTGTAGCATGGGTATTCTAACCATAAGATCAGGGTCTTTAGCCGCTATGTAATATGCCAACCCCGCAACTAAACAGGGTAGGAACCGAAAGCTAACATCAGCGTCATTAATACCTTCCCCAGCATCTTGGATACGGCGCATACGCCAATAAACCAACTGGTAGTAAGGCTCAGCAACTGTACCCCTATCTGGAACGGGCCACAACCTAACAACGGGAGCAATGCTCCGGTCCACGTTCACCTGTATAGGGCGACCCTGTGTTAGCTTGTTAGGGATACTAGCGTAAGTAGGCATACTTACTCTGGCTATAGTTAAGTCTGATTGCAGGTTTTCATTCCCCTGCTCTGTACGTATGACTTGCTCTAGTAGGTCTATGGTTTCAGTAGGCAGAGAATACGTAGATTGGCCCTGAACTAGAGGTAGTACTCCTTCCTCTATGGTCCACATGTTTATGCCGCGGTTCTGCCACTCAATGGTCAGCAGATTCATGGAACGCCTAGCAGTTCTAAAGTCGTAACCAGACCGCATTTCACGACCGGCACGTTCCCATGCTTCTTCGGCAATCTCCGTGAAGTCCATGTTAAACGAGGAAGTACCTGAAGTAGCCATTATTTTTCCTTCCTTCTAAGCGGTGCTACACGTTTGGGTTTTCCTGCCGGTTGTCCTAGGCGCTTCTTTTGCGCTACACGGGACTTCTTTTCTGCCGCAGTCATTTCACCAGATGTCTTAGGTGTTTTACTGGAAACCTTTTTAGTTGGCCTACAGTACGGGGTTCCCCGTTTATCGCCGTCCTTGCGCCCACAAGCCTTGCCTGTTTTTACGTCTTTCCAGTCTTCCGCAAACCAACGCTTTAGGGCTTTACCCTTCTCGGTTTTACGAACGGCCACTAGCTTTCTTCTTTCGGCACTTTGCGATAGCACCCGAGGCATACGCGGAAGGGAAGACTTTATATGATGCCTTCACCTTGCGGTAACATTCATCTTTGACCGTACCGCCCTCCTTAAGCGCAATGGGCTTCATTTTGCCCATGCCTCGGCACTGCATCACCGCATTGTACCCTTAGTACGGCCCTTAGTAACGCAACCATCGCCGCGACCTACTGAACCGCCTGCCATGTACCCTTTCATTTTAGGCTTTGCTTTACCCATAGCTTGCTTATCGTCCATCTTACCGCCCATCATGCCGCCCGCCATATACTCTTTTTTCATAAGTCTAAACCCTTGTATTAGCTACATTGATACATATATATATAAATTCATCGTCGGTTAAGTTGCGTTTGGCTAGGTTTACCTTACCCGCAACCCACTGAATATTCCCTACTACGTACCCTACGCTGCTGTCTATTCTGTCTAGACTTGCTGTGCCACCCTTATACGTAGTAGTGAGGTCTACCCCACTTAGCGCACATTTAGCAGTATAGGTGTCCCACATCTGTTCTTCTGTAAGGTTAAACTCCAACCCTCTATTCCTAGCGTTTTTTATTACTCTACGGTATATTCTAGTCTTGTCTCCGACAGTCCGGTTCTTGGCATAACCTCTGGCCTTACCAACACAGAGTTTACACTGCCAGTCTGCAACTGTGCTTTGTTTTGCATGGCCCAGCCTAGTGTACGCCTGCTCCCTACCACACCCACTACAGGTGCTACTCCACTTACCTTCCGCATTTTTGTATACCTCAGTGGGCTCAATTTGTCCCTTTTGGTATTTATTCGTGCAGTTTCTACAAGTACCCCGGGCCAACATTTTTACCGCACCATATTTAGTTGTAAAGGCTACTTCGGCCCCACACTTGCAGGTAGTCCTAAACCCACCCTCTGCTTTAGAGATTCTTGAGTCTTCTATGGTCACCATCTATGTGAATAAGCCCTTGATTCTGCTACCATTTTGCTCTATCGGCCCAGTAAGCTGCGCTCATCTTACCCTTGGCAATGTTCTTACCGTGACGAGCCTTAAATGACTTGCGCTTAGCCTTCATCTTATCAGACTCTCCTGCTTTAGGTTTACCTGCCGTAGATGCGCCCTGCTCCCCAAACCGTATTATCTTCTCTTTACCACCCTCACAAGCCTTAACTATATGAGACTTCTTCGGGTGGTTAGAAGTTCTATTTGGCTTATTACAAGCCATGCTGCTTTTATCTGCTCGCTTAACCATAGAGCTTTTGCACAGTTAGTATCATGGTGTAGGTGTTCCCCGCCGCTGCTGGCACAGAAGTAGCAACTATATCACCACTCTTACCCGCTCCTGAGTTATTGGGGATACCAAAGTCAGTAAAGTCATACTGCTCTGTCCAGTTTGATGGAAAGTCAAAAAGTAACACGTTAGTGTCTGCATCCCACTCCAGCTTAACTGCTACGCCAACACTGGCAAAAGTTAGCTTTTCTAAAGTAACTCCTGTGCAAGGACGTTTACTAACGGGGTCAGCCGCTAATGATGAAACATCAACCACAATAACGGTAGCCGACGCAGGGGGTGACCCTGCACCAATAACTGTAGTTACCTTAATGATGGCCGTGCGGCCGCCATCTTGGATTATTTGTGAAGCATTTGTATCAGCCATGAGTTAGCTCCTTATGAGAGAGCAGCGCCGATAGAAGTAACCCAAGCAGCGCCTGTGTTAATTACTAGACAAAACTCGTTATTGCCTGCACCATTATCGCTAACGATATACACCGTACCAGCGGAAACAGTAGCAAAAGCGGGAAGATTAGCCGTGGTTACGACTGGGAAATCAAAGCCGTTTGTAGAAACGACGGGACCAGTAAAGGTAGTTGTAGACATTTTGGAACCTCACATGCGAGTTATGGCGTATCTGTCTGCATGTCGTCAGCCGGGACTGTCAGATACACCGGTCTAGTTCCCGGGATAACCCCAAGTATATAACATTTATTCTTGCATTGCACAACAGATAGGTAAAAAAAGACCCACCGTAGTGGGTCTAAGCCTTCTTATGGGCATTGGAACGCCTTGTCGGGTAAGTTCCAACGTTAGCTTACCTCAACTTAGCTAATTTACAAACAAATTACTGTTTAGTACGGGCTTTCTTTTTAGCCGCAGCACTAAGTTCCCCATAGTGGAGGAGGGTGCTGGCATTTTTACTCATTTTTGAACCACTCATAAGTGTGCCGTCTGGGTGTTTATGGGTCTTACCTGTAAACACTTCCCCATTCTTTCTATAATGCTTTGCGTTTTTCATAATATACCCCGGTTAAACTCCACCCAAAAAGAAAAGGGGCCTAAGCCCCTAATCTCAACACCGTTTGCTTATTAAGCGCCCGGAGAACCAAATATACCCAGTGGATCAGATACGCCGAAGCTGTATCTCTCGCGGGCTTTATAACGGCTGTTACCAGTGTCGAAATCAGCATCCATGCTTGTTTGCATAGGTGTTCTGACAAAGTGCTTCAGGCCGTTAGGAATGTCCGTCATCAAGAACCAAGCATTGGTATCCGTTAGGTAATGGTTAGTTGAATAACCACCCGGGATAGCACTGTTGTTCTTAAGGGCGTTCAAGTCGTTATCTGCTGTACCAACACGGAGGTTAGTTTCCAAGATGCGCGTAGCAACGAATTGCAAGGCAGGTGGAATGATTAACTTCTTAGGTTGTGCAGCAATTAGCAAGCCACGCTCATCAGTCCAGCCAGCAATCTGAATAACAGCCGCTTCTAGTGAAGCCTCGTTAAGGTCAGCCGCAATAGCAGGACGGTTAGAGTTAACGCCACCAGAAACCAATGGATGCGCTGTTGAACATAAAGACACACCGTCACCGTAAGTAGTAGCGCCGGAGAATGCGTTGTTCAATATTGTGGAACCTTTAACTTGCTTAGTGTAAGCCATAGCGCGGGCGAGAGCCTTTGTATAGCGAGCAGAAAGTGAGTCGTAAAGATTATCCTCAATAGCTTCCTCAGTAATAGAGAACCCCATTGCGATAGTCTCGTTGGTATACCGAGCAGTGTACGCTTCTTGTGCGTTATCATACTCAATAGCAGCGCCTTCACCCTTAACAGGTGCAGCACTAAAGCCTGACAATTTAACTTCTTCCTCGAATGAGCGGTCAGAAGTTTCTGATTCAAAAATCTCAGCAACCTCATCGTTGTACTTCGCATATTCGAGACCAAATAAGGCGTTTAGGCCCGGTAGTAACTCCTTAAGGAGTTGTGCTCTTGAAATAGCCATCTGCTAGTCTCCTATACGCCAGTTGTGTTGTTGTACTGATGCAAGTTGATCTTAACAATCACCTCAACAAAAGTATCAGCAGCGGTTTTAGTTTCATCTACTGTGGCAATAACGCGCACAACTAGAGCTGCGGTTCCGGCTTCAGAGCCTGCTAATACAGACGAACCAGAATTACCCGTGGTAGCATTTCCCGTGCCTGCTAATACAGACATGTTAGCGCCAACTGATGCCGAAGGCGCAGAAGACATAGCACTACCAGCGTTAGTCACCGCTACTTTAAAAGCAGCCATCGGATCGTCAACAACAATACCATACGCTTCCGTTACAGAAGTGCCGGGGTAAGTCTGAGCCGGTGTGAACTGACCGAGGGAATTGACGTACTGTACGCCCATAAACACACCGCAGGGAGAACCTGTAGTAGTGCCCGTAAATTTTACTAACGAACCGTTCGCCGCGACTGAAACCAAATCACCGTTGAAGATAGCTGTATTGTAAGTGCCTGCGATTGGAATCAATCGGGTCGCACCTGAATAAGGCATACCGTCTATACGGTTAACTGGCTCAAAGCCGTAGGGAGCGTTGACTGTTGGATAAGCCATTTGTAACTCCTAATTTTGTTAGCCTTTACCGAAAGTAACCTTCGTTTTCCTATCGTTAAATAGGGGCAT